AACAATGCACCTAACACGAATGCTGTGTATTTAAGCGCGCCAAATTTGAACCTTGACGGCATGAAAAACAACTATCTACAAAAGTCGTCAGCCGTTAATAGTTCTGCCGAAAAGAGTATAGATGAACAAAAAGAGAAAGAAAAGAAACAAAGGCAGATAACGTATGACAATGATCTTTTAGAGAATACCGACAATTACAACAAGGAGAAGTATAATCTATATAACATGCC